AAGATCATGCGTTCCGACTAGCTTGATGCTGTCGATGAATCGCTCATAAAGATAGAGGTCAGATTTCTCCTGCACCACAACCTTGACAATACAATCCTTCAGCGAATCGATATCTCCGGACCAACCGTTGTTGTAGTGCACTCGACGAAATATCGTGTAAGGATTCTCAATGAACTTTAATGAACCAGTTTTTGTATCTAGAACATGGAATCCTTTGGGGTCAGCAAAGTCACTCCATGTTATCTCGTACGGAGTTCCTGTGTATGTGATATTACCCTTTGTTGAACGATGGTGATAATGCCCAGAGAACACCATATTGTATCGATCAAATAACGCAGGGGATAAACCATCATGCGATCCGTCTGCGCCTCTATACATAGCAAAACCAGCAATCTCGAAATGCCCAAGGCAATACTTACTGATTTTCTTTCTGTTCAAGAACTCAGTGATCTGTTCTTGATTATCAGAGCAAATCCAAGGAATAATGTCAAAAGAACCAACAGTAGTCGGTGCATCATACAGCTTGATGCAATCAGAGTATTCACCGAGCAAAAGGTTTGGACTGTTTATGGATAGAGTGTTCTTGTGATAGATGTCATGGTTACCAAGCAATACATGCATCGTGAAGCCATTCTCACGCAAAGGATCGAACCAAGATGCCTTACTATTATGCAGAGCCTTCAAAGAAACATGAGTGCGCTGATCGAATAAATCGCCAAGCTGATATATCTCTTTGATATCATTATCCTTCATGTAAGGATAAAGAACTTCGGTGAAGAAGGTATTGAATAGATTGGAGAATCTCGTCGAACCGTTTCTTGCGCCTAAGTGCGCGTCGCCTAACAATATTACTTTACTCATCTTCAAATAGAGAATTCAATGAATCTAGTTTTTTCTTAGTTTCTTTTTTCTTTGGTATATCTAAAGAAGATACATCAATATCGCTCAGATACTGGATGAGTGGCATAACGAAACCCTCTTCATCATCGTGCGATTGAAGTTCATACAACTCAATCGCAGAATTCATCAGAATTCGTTTCTTGGTGACAGTCTGTTTCTTTTCTTTCTGAATCTGATGAATAAAAGAGAAGTAACATGCTTGAGTGAAGTACGAGAATGGGTTTCTCGACTTGGTTGGATCGAAAGAATGCATATGCTTAATACAGTCTTCAATCGCAGCTGACATCATATCGTCAATATAAGAGTAGTTTCGGAAGTTACTCTTTGTAGCCAATCCCTTGGCAATTTTCTTGACGCACTCACCGAGATAATTGCTTATCCTTGGCTTTTCTTCGCCTCTTTCTTTAGCTGCTTTGTATGCATAGTGATACTTCGTGATCTCGTCGTAGAACTTATCATTATCGATGTAATGATTTGGCTTAGTTGGGTTTACAGGAGGTTTGACTTGCATAATTAGCCGTTAGTTTCGAATGACCTAATTGTGCCTTAGGTCAGGTTGAATGTAAAGCCAAGTTTATTTCACTACTTTATTTTTTGAATGTTCAAAAAGTAGTATAATCATTAGTGTAGGGTTGGAGTTATAGGTCAATCTTCATCAGTTCCCAATTGAACTGTTCAGAGTCATAAATAGTAACTCTTTCCTGGAAATGCTTTAGCGTGGTATTCATCCAGGTTTTGTAAGACAGGTTGTCAACGATATCAAACAACGTGCACTTGGTCTTACCTTCCTTCAGGCGCAAACCTCTGCCAATCGATTGACGAATACGAATCGTTGACTTAGAAGGAACGGCGAAAATAATATTCTCGATTGACGGAATATTGACTCCAGTGCTGAACAGAGAAGCTGTAGCAATGATGATTGACGAATCTTCTTTATCAATTGCGTTACGAATCGTTTCTCTATCTGATACATCAGTTCCGCCGTGAATGAAATAAACGCCTCTCTTTGATTTAGCAACCTTTTGCTTGATCAATTCATACAGAACAGCGCCGTGACGTTCCACATAGTTGAACAGAATTAACGTGTTGCCCTGGCAAGCATTGGCTAAGTTCGCGATGAACTTATTTCTTGCATCGCTTGCTATGATGAATTCAACCTCATCCTGATATTTCATTCCCTTCATTTCTTTGCGAACGTGTTCTGGGTAAGTCAACATCAGAGCTTTGATCTTTAGGTCAGTCACTTGACCCGCATCCATCAGTTGCTTCGTCGTGATGACTTTATATATAGGACCCATCAATCCAATCAGGCATAGCTCATTGATCTTGTTGCTGTCGATTGTTCCTGTTGTTCCCGTTCTCCATTCAGTCTGAGTGAACTTCTCCATTGTCTGAAGAACTGCGGTTGCCTTGTATGTGTGCGCTTCGTCGAATAGTGCAACATCCACTTTGCTAACGAGATCCGCGAACTCTCGCGGCTGGTTCTTCATCATAGCAGTTAGACTTTGCCATGTAGATATCATCACATTGGCGCTGAACAACTTCTCTTTTCCGGAGTATAGAGTTTGCACGTTGTCTTCAACTGCCCATCCATTGTTCGATGAATAGTCTTCGAAGTCAGAGTATAACTGCTCAACCAACATAGTCGTTGGAACCACCACAAGAACACGATGACCAAATGTATCCAAGTGGAATCGAATCTTGCTGTATAAGATTAAGCTCTTACCGGAACTCGTTGGCGAAAGAAGGAGATTCCGCTTGCTTTCAATTGACTTATGGATAGCCTGGTATTGATACTCGCGTATTTCCAGTTTGTTTCCTCTGACAGAAAGATTCAACGAGTCAACGAACTGACGAATTTGTTCTTCGGTTACATCTGTTGCAGTATCGATATTTTTGTCAACCGAGAACTCATAGCACCTGTCTCTGCAGAATTTGACTAAAATACCAACTAGACCCTTGTATAGAGTCTTTTTCCTGGTATCGAACAGAGATATTTTTCCATCCCAGATTTTCGCCTTCACTTTAGGGTGGAACTTATACCCAGGTGCAAAGAACGTAAAGAAGTCTTTCACCTCTTGTTCAATACCAAAGTCATCAATGAGAACCCGCATATGGGTTTCATTAAATTGCTCAACACGAATCATACGCCAGCTCTAAACTTCTGAAACTCCACGATGTTTCTGATATGGAAACTGCGGTTCCTTATTTCATTTATCACGGACTCGAGAAAGAAGATCACGCACTTGAGATATTCAACGCGAGCTTGAATCTTTTGAACTTCGGAATCAGCGTCTATCAATTGCTCGATGTCGGATTTGAGAGTCTTATATTGCCATTGCTCCCACTGACGTTCTTCAAGTTCTTCTCGAGTCATTTCGCCTCTGAAATACTTAGCCTTCAACGACTTTAGCTGTGAATACTCGAACTGCGTCTTAGTCAGTCGCAATTTATAATCGAGTAGGATGTTTAGGTACTTGGAGTGGAGGTGTGGAGACTGCGCCGCTGACCTGTCAGGGTTTATATCGTCGATATTGCAGTCTTGTTCCCATTGTGTTTTCAGTTCATCAAGTGTCATAGTATATTAGTTAAAGGTTAAAGCAAAGTGTAATATGTATATTCAAATGTTACGCTTGCCTTTAGATAGTTAACATCGCTGTTCGTTGCCGAGAAAGGCAGTGACGACAGGCTTGTAGGGAATGCATCAACAAAGGTGATATTCTGAATCGGATTGTTCGAGCTGTCAAGTATAGTTAGCGATGCATCAGAGTAACCTTTTGCAAGTTCGCTATATGAATCAGCATTCTTCGGTGAATTTAGGAACTGCGTGTAAACAGTATGATTCTGCGGATAGCTCAGACCAATCATCCATGCATATATGGCTTTCCAGTTCTTGAACTCTTCATCAACAAGGAAGCTAAGATTCAATGAACCATACTCAGCAGTTTCTCCTGGTATCTTTATATCATGAACCGATGAAGATTGCAGGATAGTACCAATTGACAAAGAAGGAAGTTCCACGTCCTGCGCAAAGAAAGTGACTTCGGGTAGCTTCTGTACGGAGAACAAGAATCCATTTGGATTTAATGGATTCACATTCTCAGGAAATGGGCATGTTAATATTGTCATTGATCTTCCTCGGCGTACCTTTGATTTGGCACTGGTTCTTGAGAATACTTGCTCTTCGGAGTATATTCCATGGCAGTTCTGCTAACTTCGTTGTTCTTTGGATTATTCTTTTCAATAATAGCTTTTGCTAGATTGGTTCCTGACCAAATAGCCATGTAACTCAAAAACAACCATTCACTTAATCTATTATTCTTTGTTTCGTGGATGATGATCCATGTTGATATTATGAGAGCAACGACTTGACCAATCTTGTATAGAGATACTTTACCCGTTGATGTATCAA